CTCGTAGTGCAGATAGGCTAAAGTCCATTTTCGGAGCCTCCTCACTACCCTTACTTCCCATCGGAGAAATTTTCTTCGTGCCTTGTGGGACTCCTGTAGAGCCTTGCGGGCGGCCCTTGCCATTTTGACCAGCCTCCGCCGCCCCACCTTTTCCTGCCCCAACCAATGGTTGATACAATCCCTTGTCTCTGGCTTCCTTGTATTTGATTTGGGCGGACTCCATATCTTCTGGTTCTGGAAGCTCGTTATCTTGGATGGCGACAAGTCCCTGTTCTGGAGTCAGAACACCAATGTCAACCAAATGGCTGTAAATCTTAGAATCCGATACGATGTCCCTGAATTGATTTTCATCGTAGTATGGCTGTGGGCATACCCTAAAATTTAGAGATTTGGCAATCCGCTTCATTTCTGGCCATAGGAAATGATGAATGAAAGCTTCCTTGGCCTGCTGCAATCTCTTAATGAACACATCAATCTTCTTAGCTTGGTTCGCGAACTTTTCGCCGCCAGTTCCAAAGAAAATGTTGTTCAATCCGATATTGATGTCGCGGTCAATTACCTCATACTTGCGTGGGTCAAGTAATTCAGCAATCTTCGGGACAATGAATTCTGCCTTGGTTGTATAGTCAGCAATCAGGACGCGGCCAACCGATTGATTGGTAAACAAAGCCTTGAGGGTATCAAGATTTTTTTGGTTAATGCCGCCCTTTTCAGGCTCCGTTCCGGCAGTGACAAGCAACACAATTTGCTGCATTGTTCGGGTAATCGCCATGTCAATGCGGCGCATTTCAATCTTCGCATTGATGTCTTCAAGGACGGGATAACCCATAGGAACAGCAAACGGCTCATAGTCTTGCTTCTTGTAGAAGATGATTTTGACCTTCTTGGTGTCAAGCGGGATATACACACTGCGAATACCAGCCTTGATTTGGTCTTGGGTAAACTTGGGAAGAGAATTAAATACTTCGATGTCCTCTTCTGTTTGCAAATTCCTCAATCTCGAAACCTCGTATTCTGTCAATATCTTGTAGTAAATTCCGTATGAGAAATTGGCTGTTCCGAGCATGTTAATGTCGGCTGGGTTTAGGATGATGTAGCGCGCAGGCATCATCATAGGCTCGATTTCGAGTTTTACTGGCGCATCTTGATTAAGAGGATTGCCCTTGCCATTAGGCCCCTTGCCTGTTGGGTATCCCATTTGCTGATTTTGGTCGAGAACGGGGTCGCCAATCAATGTTGATTTTCCCGATGGAGAAGTAGGATTCCAATCAGCGGCAATGCTTTGAGAAAGGCGGCGAATATCATTCGGCTTCACTTCGGCATCAAATCTGTAAACAAAGACGTTCCCAGAGCGGTAATATTCACGGAAAAACTTATCCTGCAAGTCCCAAATATTGATTTTGTCAAAGAGGGCCTTGAAGAAAGCTCGGCTTTGTTTCGTGCCTCCACGATAACGAATTTCATCAATTGAAAATTCAGTCATCAAATCAATGATGTTGCGGAAAAGTGCGAAATTGTAATAGCATTTTTGACACAGAATTACCGCGTCACGAATATCAACCGTTGACTTATTTGGGCCGTAAATAGCATTTGAATTCCTGAATGGGACTAGGCCATTATCAATGTTCGCAAAACGGTCTGTCCGCTCGATGCTGCCAGATACGTCGCGTCTGGACAGGGTATCTCCGCGCTCAGAAGCTTCAGACACCATCTCTGGCAAGACGCTCTTAGCTTTTGAGGCGCGCTTGGTCACTTTTAATGCCGAATCGCTTTGCGCTCCGGTCATTTGCACTTCTGGCATCTTCTTCTTGTTTTTCCTCTTCATAAAGTTTGTTTGTTATAAGAAATACGGATTTGAATATGTTCCATAAAACGCTGGGACATCTGTTTCGTCCGGAAATCTCAAAATCGTGTAAATATGCGATGTTCCCAAGTTTGGCAACGAATACACCTGATTTGGCCATTTTATATTGTAGCCAGTTCCGCTTACATTTACACTAGGGAAATTGAAAATCGGAGAATGTTGATTATCATTCTGGACGACATCTATGTTGCGGATGTTGATAATGATGGATTTTCCGACTGGGAAATTGTTTCCAGAAATGACAATTTGGACAGCCGGGATTCCGATGTCGTCTCCATAAGGCCCCTTCTCAATACTCACCGAAAAGATGTCTAGGGCGTCGGGGTTAATTAACACGCTATCGCTCGTGGACGCCGTTCTTCCATAAAGAAGTCCGCCAGTGATTTGCGGTCTAAGCAAACTTGGCACTCCAGAAAGTCCTTGAGGGCCAGTATCCCCTTTTTGTGCCAACATTTGCCAAGGAGCATTCGGTGGAGAAACGCCGGGAGTTGTAGTAGAACCAGTGTTAACATACGAGGAACCACTCAGAACTACAATGTAGTCATTTGGATAGGCAGCGCCAGCAGACCATGTTCCAGAAAAGTGATTTGAAAGCGTCCCTGCCGCTCCAGAAGGCCCTTGTATTCCCTGAATCCCCTGTAAACCAGAAGCTCCAGAGGCGGCCAGCATTTGCCAAGGGGCAGTGGGTGGAGTTATGTTAAAAGCTGCCGAGGTTCCTGTATTGACATAGGATGAACCTTGCCTTGTAACGATTGTGTTCGGGCCGTAATAAAGAGAATTTATCCATTCTCCCGAAAACGAATTTGAAATAGAACCCGCTGGGCCAGCCTCTCCAGAAGGCCCTCCTTTGGGTAAAGGAATCCAAGGTTGCGACGTTCCGTTTGATAAAGTAAAACGGATATACATGTCGTCTCCATTACCTGAATAGGTATAGGCTACGATTCCTTCTCCGTCATCTCCCTTGTCTCCTTTATCGCCCTTACTTCCTGTTAAGCCAGTCCCGGCAGGCCCTTGCGGCCCAGCAGGCCCGATTCCAGAAGAAACATAAGCGTCTCCCAAAACGTATGCATATCCAGTAGGGCCTAAAATCGTATCTATGGTGTTGTCATAGTCCAAGGTATAGACCATGAAACCATACTTGTATTTATCTTTTGCGCGGAAATTGGTTATACAACTCAGGTTGGTGCGGTAAGAATTGTTTATGACGCCGTTGGCGTAAAGTTCAAAATTCGAGGTTTCAGAAAAAATGGTCGGATAACTACCAGTCGGCCCCGTGTAATATCCCGTCGCCGTTCCGCTTGGGAAGAAAGCCATTCTCCAATATCCAGTGCTGTCTCCGCTTTTGAAATAGTTGATTTTGTCTCCGGCACTGAATGGAACGGATTGACCAGAAAATACAATCTGATAAAGCCCAGTATCGGCAGAAGTAATAGTGTATGTGTTAAGACCGCTTACATCAAAAGTATATGCTCCACCGCGCAACAAAGAAATAGGAGGGGATGCAGTCGAATAGTAATATGGGTCTATGATGACATTACTCGGGAAATTCGTCCCATTGGAAAATACGGAAGCTCCCGATTTCTCGAAATACAGATTGATGCCACCGGGAGGCCCCGCTGGGCCAGCTACTAAAAGAATGGGAGAGCCTGTGCCTTTGAAATGGTCAAACTGGGGATAAATAAAGGCCCCGCTTTGGAAAAAACCAGTAACTGATACGCCAGTATCTCCACTCAATCCTTGGAAGTTAAAGCTATTGGAGCCTCCATTGGAATAGTAGAAAGTTAGGAGGTGGGAATTTGTATTGTAAGTGGCTCCAGTGACTCCAACGCCGCTTACACCAGTTGGCCCCTGAACGCCACTAGGCCCCTGTTTTCCACTTGGCCCAGCAATATAAACGTAATCTCCAGAAGAAGATATTGTGACTCCGCCGACGCTTACATAAGCAAATCCTCCAGAATTGTAGGCCCTGAAGAACGATGGGCCGAAATTGATTCCGCTCCCAGAAGGAAGATTGAGTTGATTGGCGTAGATTTGGGAATACGGATAAGAGGAAGACCCTAAATTTGCTACTCCAGAGCCAGAGGGAATAATGCTTCCTGTGACTGTTGTTTTAGGATAAGCATTGATAACGCCAGACACAAAACTCGTAAGTTCTGCGGCGTTTAATTGCCTTACCCTAATTGTTGAATCAGCCATAATCTATTCTAGCTCCGATACACCATAATTACACGGTTTTACAGCAGGACGGGAGAGAATGTCGCGGCTGTATCGTCTTTCGGCTGGCGCATGATGTCGCCATAGCATTTCAATGCCCAAGTGGCAAGCATTAAGGCTGTATAGGAGTCGCGGCGCATACGAGAAGCCGAAGTATCTCGTTTCATAATCTGGGGAAGGTCGAAGCTTTGAGTTCCCTTAGCGGTTGTTTTGACTTCGATGGAGGCGCATTCATACTTTTGCTGCTTGATGAGAATTTCTTGAGTGTCAATGAATTCGGATGTATCTTCTTCGTCCACCAGCGACAAATCCACCTTGGCGGAAGTGGCTTTCTCAAAAGCGCTTGAGTTGGCTCGGATGCCTCCTCCGAACCAGATTTTCTTGTAGTCAATGGCTCCTTGGAGATTTTCGTTTCCTTTGCGGATAAAGTCTGTTGTGAAATATTGGGTAAAGGCAATTCTGTAGATTTCCTTATTCCAAGTCCTGCGGGCGTTTTTCAGTTCTTGTTCAAGGTCTGCGCCGTCTTTCTCTGGGTAGAAATCGAAAATCTTGATTTCAATGTTGTCTTTTTTGAATAGTTCATTTTCATTTGCCGCTTCAATAAACTGGTATCCAGCGTAGTCAATGATTATCATCTCGACATTGAAGTTTTTCAGTATGTAGTAGAAGTATTTGATGTGGTCTTTGAGGTCTTTACCGCATTTGGCGTAGTTGTGAACAACAGTTCCACCAATCCTTCCCTCGGATATTTTGCTATCGTCTATCTCCATCACGCACATCGCGAAATTATCGGCGGTTGGCGAATTCGAGAAGTTCGGGTCAATAGACAGGATGTATTTCTTGTCCTTCGCGCCCTGCAACAATAACGTGTCAGGTTCTCCATCAGGTATGGTGCAGTCAATCATCTTCTTCATGGAGAAGTAGCTATCTGAACCGTCAATGAACTGGCCACCATATTCGCGGGCGAAAGTAGCTTGGTGAGCCTCATTACTTCTGGCCATTTCAATAACCGCTTTATCAATACGGTCTTCTGGAACGGAATCAAAGGAAAGCTGACTGACAAAATATTTCGCATTGCCTTCGGGCATGGAATCAGAGTAAATTTGCTTCACGAACTCGTCATACTTCTTGTAGAGGTATTCACAGGTGTAGGATGCGGAAGATAGACCGATTAATTTGGCATTGTTATCGAATTTGATTCTATCAGATTCTTTGAGAACTCCCCTGCGGATAAGTTCGTCTTCCTTTTCACGAATCATCTGACGCTCTTTAATATCCTGCGGAGCGACAAGGTATGGAATTAGGACTTGTTCAACCAATTCTTCGTTCATCAACAGGAATTCGTCAATGACAAGAACGTTGGCGCGGAAACCACGAATCTTTTCGCCGTTTAGCGGAATAGCGATGATTTGGCCGCCGTTGATAGACCACTTAAATTCGTCGTTTCTTTTACTCTTTACTCCCATTGCTTGAAATAGGAGTGTCGCCTCTGGGCTATCGCAAATTTTTTCGATATGGTTGAAAATAAACCGAGCCGTTCTGAAAGTCGGGCCTGCGATAAGGATAGTTGATTTCGGGAAGAAGATGCATTGCAGGATGCAGAACATTGCCGCTGAAAATGTCTTACCCAAACCACGCCCCCAGACACAAAGGGTATTGTTGCTTTGTAGCATCCCTTTGATGTTGATAATCTGGTCGGGGTAAAGGCGGATTCCTGTAAGTAGTTCCGTGGTTAATCCAAGATTGCGATAGAGAAATTTGGCAAGAAGTATCCTAGCCTCGCGCTCCTCAAGTTCTCCCTTGATGTTCGCGATGACTTTGTTTACATCTTCAATCGGTCTATCGTATTTTGGCGGCGAATACCACATATCTTAAACGGGATACTTCCCAGATTCCAAGGTTCCTAATCCAACAGTCCAATTGTATGCCCAACCCGTTCCTCCAATGGAAATCCAGTATTGGCCGAATTTGTCCTTGGCGATGCTGGTGCTGCCGCATTGATACATTCCATTTATCTCTTCGCGGTAGTCGTCCCACATACTCAACTTCTCAATATCAACAAGTGAGATAGGCTGAAATCTTTTCAGGCTTTCATCGTAGCCTCCCGTTGGCCAATCGAGATTGCGAGAACCATCCTCGTTTATGGTTATTGATGCCAATGGGAATCCAAAATAGGCATGGCCGAACTGATTGTTTATATCGAACTCTGCTGATGATTGTGAGACTTTCATAAATTTCCTGTATCGTATAGTAGCTGCAAATCCACGTTTTTTACCTGTTCATCAGCGGCGAATAACTTCTTGATTACTCGGCTGGCTTCATCCCTATCCTTGACGAATAGGAATTGGATATGCTGATATTTCTGGGACAAATCTCGAATGCTGTGATAGACGAACTCCACAGGAATCTTGATTTTCCCGTAAACTCTCCTGAGATTCGGAAAAACCTCCAAATCTGAGAAAGGGCATTCTACCAAAATAACCAAGTAGGCCCCGGAATTAAAAGCCCTTTTAATTTCCCTCTCAAATCTTTCCAGCCCGCCCGTCAATGTCCCCCAAGCATCCCCCAAACCCTTTCTTTCAATAGATATGCAGGAACCAGCCATTCTGTAATCCCCAAAGTTCAGTCCCTCCTTGCGGAC